CCACTTAATAGTGCATTAAAAATATGACTTCCAGTATCAATAAAGGAATCCACATCTCCAGCTGCGACACCGTCGGAAACTATACTTGCGTATTCGTTGCCCGATGCTTTTACTAAATCTTTTAAAAATGACATAACACTTCTCCTAATGTATACATCTATTATACACAAAGGGTGGTGAAATTGTAAGAGGGTTTTAGAGTTTTTTTTCTATTTCTTTTAGAGACTTACCAACTTGAGACATTTTTTGGTCGAACTTGGTATGTTCTTTCATCATTGCTGTAAGCTTAGTCATAGATATTTCTAGATGAAAGATACAACCAAAAATAATCATAATCATTCCTATATAGAAACAATCCATGATAGTAATCAACATTAGGAAACCTCGTCTATTTGCTCTTGTGTAACGGTACCGTTACTGAGTAATAGAGCTCTATGTTCCATGTGTCTTTCTTGAGTAGTGTCTTTGTTTTCACCAGTGTATAATACTGCATGATGGTCAAAAATCATTCGTTGATTGACTGAAACTCTTTCGTCTGTTTGAACGATTGGATTTCCTTCTTCGTCAAGTGGAGTAACAAATAGTTCTCCAAGTATTCTTCCGAACTTTCCTTTGTCATGACTAACGAGTGTGACATCACCTTGTGCAAGTAATTTTGTAAGATGATACTTAGATGCTTTACCAAAAACCTTCTCCACTAAGTCTCTTGTACGTGACTCGGGGGTATCGATTCCCATAAGACGCACTCTTTGTTTTTTTAGTACAGTTGAAAACCCTAAATCTATATCAACGTCAATTGTGTCGCCGTCAACGATTTTGGTTACTGTTACGTGAAATTCTGCTTGTTTAAATAATTTTTTACCCATGATTCTATTTAGGAGTTCGCTAACTTAGGGGGGTTATTATGACCAATCATTGAATGGTCTAAGATGGGATGTTTGTAGTCTTCTGCTTGTTTGGACTCATAGTCTACCATCGCCTGTTTAATAGCATCTTCTGCTAGTACTGAACAATGTAATTTGATTGGTGGTAGTTGCAGTGCATCTGCAATGTCTTTGTCTTTGATGAGTTTTGCTTCATCGATAGTCTTACCCATCATCAAGTCCACGAACAACGAAGAAGATGCAATTGCACTCCCACATCCGTAAGTCTTGAATTTTACGTCGACAATCTTTTCGTTGTCATCGAGTAATAGTTGAAGTTGCATTACATCACCACACGCAGGAGCTCCTGCAAGTCCTGTTGCAACCTTGGGATTGTTTCTATCCAGTGAACCAACAGCGTGTTTTTGTGGGTTAGCGAGTACGGCTTCGAACCGTTGTACTACTTCTTTTGAGTATGCCATATAGTTATTTATCCAAAAAACGCATCAAGCGACGCAACTGGTTCAACATTCCAGCCAATCTTCTCAATAACCACCTTCAATGGTTCTATGAATGACTTGTCAAATTGCATGTCGTAGTTGATATATTTGTGTAATTCCAACTCTCTCGGAAGTACATTCAAGAACGATATGACGTTCTCGTTAATTGGGTTAGGTGTTGTGAGGTATGTGAAGTGTAACTTCTCTCCACTCTTAATCAACTCGTAACGTTTGTGTATGTTCTTCTTCTTGAGATGATGGTTGTAAAGTAAAGCACCGCGTACGTGTATGGGTGTACCCTTTCCGTAAATCATCGATGGGTCTGCATACTGTTGTAGATTGTTGCAACCTCTTGGTGATGACATGTCTTCGGGTGGTAACCTTCTGAAGTCCATACGAGCATTCTCTACGAAATCCCATAGTTCTTGTTCGTCACCTTGCATCACAATCTTGAATGCATCCGTAAGTCTACCTCTAACCCATTGTGGTGTACTAGACTTTGCAGTCTCAATACCCATCATCTTGAGTTTAGGTACGGCTAGTCGGACTCCTTCGTTGTCGATGACGTTGAGGATATATCTTTTCTTTGCTGTCCATATTCCTCTGTCGGCGATGACCTCTCGTCCCATCTCCATTTTTTGTTCGTATGCGTTGGTGTATTCTGCAAGGTCTTCGAAACCTTTTTCAAGAACGCTCTCCATGTGTGACTTGGCGATGGAGTCGATGAAGTTAGTGATTTTGGTTTTATCTGTTTCATTGGGCATGACCTGTTGTATCAATTTGTCTAGTGTAATATAAACAGAATCAGTATCCATTGCAACAACATAATCTTCGTCTGTCTTTAGAGTTGTGTTTAACCAATCATTGATTGTCTTCTCTGCATGTTTGATAATCAACTGACCCGACAATGTGATTGCCTCGGCAAGTTGTGGGTCAAAGAATGCAAAGTATTGATTGGCCAATGCACCATAAGCTGAGTTAAGTGCAATCTTTCTAACCTGTTGGTTATTGTAAGAACGTTTGATTAATGTATTGAGTTCGTTCTTACGTGTCTTGTCTTTACAAGTTTGCAGTTCCTTCTGATACTCAATCATCTTACCCTTCCACATCTTACGTTCGTCATAGAACTTCTGCATAAGTTCGGGAAGGAAACCTTGTTTGTCGTTAGAGAACCTAGCACCGTTTGGTGTGATACCGAATGCACCGTCAACTACTGTTTCTTTGTTGAATAGTTTCTCTACGGATGTATCTGTTAGTCCTCTCTGCATCTTCTCGGGTGAGATGTTGTACTGCATAATGATGTGAGGATACAGTGAGTTTAAATCGAATGAGACAACCCATTCATGTTTACCCACGATAGGTTCTTTAACATATGCACCTTGAATCCTGTCACCTTTTATCTGACCAAGTCTCTGAGGTGGTGTAGCAATGTTCTGTTCTTTAAGGAAGTTGTAGATGATTGTTTCCCAATACTTAACCATACCAAATGTATCATTGTAGTTACATTTTGCATTGTAAGACATTGCAAGAATCAATTCCATCAATCCTAGTTTGTCTTCTAAGTCTTCTACCAAGGTAACATCCTTTACATTATATGCAAGGAACTTAGAATAGTTGTTTCTGTATAGATGGTGAAGAGAACCTTCCTCTTCATAGCTTATCTTGGTCTTACCTAACTCTACCTTTGCAATATGGTCTAGTCTGTAAGACTCTTGGTTTACGAATGTATGTTTTTTGTATAGTTCTAGGTAATCAATTACATTGATTCCGTACAGATTAAAAACCTGTTGCTGAGAACCCCAATTGGTTTTGAATTCTCTGACATCGCACATGTTCCATGGTGAGAACTTTTTGTGTGATTCTGTACCAAAGACTCTGTCCACACGATTACACAAATAAGTAATGTCAAAAGTATTAACATTCCAACCTGTGATGATATCGAACTTCTCTTTTCTCCAGTACTTGATAAACTGTTCAAGTAAGTCTTTTTCATCCTGTGCTTCATGATAAGTCACATTCGCTGGTTTTTCATCCCATGGGCCGATACCAAAAGTATGTGCCATGAATCTGAAGGGTTTGATTGTTATTGCATTGACCTTTTCCAAAGCTTGCATAGGTTCGGGGAACCCATCTTCACATTCACACTCAATGTCGAGTGTTGCAATCTTGATTACTTTGGGGTCGTATTTGATGTCACCTTGAAACTTGTCGGCAATGTAGGTGTAGATATATCTATCATAACCATGAATGTCCATTCCAGCAGTTCCTGCGAACTTCTCTCGGAACTTCCTTGCACCACCCATTGAATTTAGGTTCACTGGTTCTAGGTTTCTACCATCCAATGACTTGAATGCAGAGTCCTTTTTAGTCGGGACGTAATGAGTTGGACGGTAATCCACAGACATTTGCACCTGTTTCTTACCTTGGTAACCCTTTACGAGTATCTTGTCGCGTGTACGACATACGTTTGTATAAAAATCCATACTGTTATTATAACAGAAAAAGGATTATTCTACAAGTGTATTTCTAGAGGGATTCAGTAATTCTTTTACTGCTTTGAGTTTGTCCTGTGCATCGGCTAAGTTAGCGACCAATTCATCAACAGCACCAACGACATCGGGATGTTCTCCGATACCGACTGGGTTTTGCTGATAGACTGAGATGTTTGCAGTATGAACTGCAATATCACCTTGGTACTTCTTTTCTAATGCTCTTAATATATCTGCCATTCTACTTATTGCCTGTTAAAACCTTGAAATTTTGTGCAAGATTTGGTCTTGGTTCAAATGCAGCTACTACTCTGACTTTTTTAATGTTAAAGGTATAATCCTTTGCATAAGGTATCCATGGTGCAAGACCTACTTCCATATTGGTTCCCTTTAATTCTACGATACATGCGTGTGCTTCTTTTACTGTATAACTAGTTACGTTTTCGGAAACTAAACCTATTACAACATCGCCATTTTCTAGACGTAAACACTTTATAATTTCAGACACTTCTTACTTGCTCCTGTAATTCGAGAGAACGTCTCCCAACTTGTTTAAACCATCGAGAGTCTTCCATCTCAACAGCCATTCCTTCCCAATTCTCCGATACAACTGCTTTCCACATGTTGTTAAATTTACCAAAACGACTTCCACCTAAGTTGAATGTCATGTTAACCAATACGTGTTGTATTGCTTCGGGTAGACTATAGAAGTCCTTCCCACCTTTTGATTCAAATACATGGATAGTTTCATCTACATGCTTGTCAAAATCAGATTCGTAATACGCATCTACTGTTGATTGACTAACTGGAGTTCCAGCTGGTTTACCTTGTTCTGCATCACCATCTTTAATAAGATGACCAACACCTAGTGTTAGATAACCTAATGAGTCTGCATAGACTTCAAGGACTTCACCTTCATGTCTT